ACCTTGTGCATAATCTTGGTTTCACCAGACCATTCAACCGACTGGTGACCTAAGTCAATAACACTATACAAACGTGCCATGTGTAACCCAGCAGGAGCTATTTTAAAATCTTTTTGAGTATCTGAAATAATCATTTTCTTTCCTTATGGTAATTTAATTTTATTTGCTTGTTTAAAAATATCTTTTACAATCTGTAATCTTTCAGGGTTATCTATACAGTAATAATTACCTTTAATTAATACATTGTTAAAACGATTGCACATATGAAAAGGTCTAGCAGCTTCAACAGAATTAGGGTGAAAATGTCTTCTTGGTAAAGGTAATTTATATACAATATCTGACCATTCCCGAAAATTAACACAAGTTATTTTTTTTAATCTTATGTATCTTTCCCACAATTTTCCTAAATAAACGTATTGATTATTAAATTTAGAAATACGACATTCTGTCGCACCTTTTAAAACAACTGGTTGTTCTCCATCGTAAAAATTCCAAATATTTCTATCATAAAAAATAATTTGATATGTAGAAATTTTGTCATAAGTTTTTCTAGAAACGGCAACCAAAGTAAGAATATCGTTAGGGTTTTGTTCTTTGTGCCAATCGTTAAAAGTATTCATTTTTCAAAATTAAACGGAGTTAATGTAAAAGATGGGTCTTTAAATTTCTTTTCAGAATATTTAAGCTCAAGATTACTGACGTTATAAAGTTGTTGTGCATAGTTACAAATGGATTTGGCATGGTTAGCCTCTTGTTTACCATCTGCAACCAATACCATTTGATCTAATAAAAATGAACGTAAGTCGCTAGTATTTTTAATCATTATTTGCCTCCAGTTGCGTTGTCAAAACGTGTAAAAGCCTTATCCATATCGCTAAATATGTCTTTAAGGAATTTTTTGTTGTAATTGATTTTTGGTAATCCGCAGCCATAACGTAGTAAATCTATCTGTTCGTTATCTAACGGTGCGCCATCAAGTAGATGGTCAAAGATGTTTTCTAATTGTTGCTCTAATTGATGCTGGTCATTCATTTGTTGTTGTTCACTCATTTGAGTTTCTCCTAAAGTTATCACGTCAACATGACGTATAAACAGATTAACTTATCTAAAGTGATTTGTCAACAGTCTTGTAAAATATATTTAAATCTGTTAAGATATTTGTATATGGAAACTTTTAAACTTACCCACAACCAGTTGATTGACATACTTGGTGGCACTAAAAACGTGGCTAAGATGGCTAAAGTTAGCCAAGCTGCCGTAACTCACTGGCGAACCACCGACATACCAGAAGGTCAAATGATCAGGTTAGCTGCTGAACTTGAAAAGAAATCACATGGATTAATTAGCCGTAAAGGTTTATTTCCAACAACATACAAATTTATTTGGCCTGAATTAGATTAATCTGTGTTATACTAGAATTGTCAAGCGTGGAAACTCGACAATTTAGTTTAAGGCTCTATTCTCATGGGCTGGATTGACTACCTAGTTTCACTACTTTGTCATCACTCCACGCTTCCAGTCCAGCAGAATAGAGTTTTTTCTTTTGGATGACCGTACTCCAAACGATATTAAGAACCTACATGGGTTGCGTGGAAGTAAACATAGGCTAATCCTTCACCCGATAGCAAGCCTCGTGAACTTAAATGGGTATCACACAAGATATAGGGACAACGGTGAGACAAGACCTATATTCGATTGAACATTATCTTCGGAAGCATTAGTTTAGGTTCAACTACTTAAATGGATGGAGGCTAATCACCCTTGGGGTATCTATAAATAAAATTAATGTATTAGGGAAACTACTTAGAAAATAATTATAAATAAGTGTTGACAAGTTTACTTTAGAAAACTAAACTAGAGGTACTCAATAACGAGTGAGATAGAAAAAGGAGCTTTAAATGAACCAAGAACAAATTATTGCCTTGCTAAATGCCCATTACCCTCAAGCTGTTGCTTACCTTTGCGATGCTTATGAATGTTCTCTTGAGGAAATGAACATTGCCGATGTAGCCTGTTTGTTGGCTGGCGAATTAAACAAAATTAAAAACCCTGATTAAAAACCAAGCCCCTACGGGGGCTACCTATAAAGGTGAGATAGAAAATGAACCAGAAAATAAGACAACTTGAAAAAGACTGTGAATATTTACAACAAATGATAAAAGACTATGAATTCTATTTATCTGATTACATCATTGCAAAAGTTAAAAGAGAAAGAGCTGCAATTGAACGTGACATTCGTATAGAAAGGTGCGACTAATGATACCCACATGGCAAGAAGAAGCTAAAAAAGACCCTGACTGGGCATCAGGAATGATTACTAATCAAATGATTCAAGAAAAAATGCAACAAGAAATTGATGATTTGCGTAAAGAACTAGCATTGAAGAATTTATCTGATATTGGGCAATCAATTGAGCGTCAATTAAGCAACGATGAGATCATGGAAATTTGCGATGAAGTTGGCAGAGACATTACACGTTGGGGTTATTTTCAAGTTGAATTTGCTAGAGCTATATTAAAGAAGGCAGGTGAAAAATGAGCTTTGATATATTTTGGGCTAAATATCCTCGCAAGATTGCTAAACGCATGGCTAGAGAAGTCTTTAACCGTATGCCACAGGAAGATCAACAAATGGCTTTAGATGCCATAGACAACCAAGTAAAGCATTGGAGCATAGAAGCTACAGAAATGCAGTTTATTCCTCATGCTACAACTTGGTTACGTCAAGGTCGCTTTGAAGATGAAATTATTATTCAAGTGGTTAAAGGTAAAAAATGGCACGAAACATCTACAGGCTTGATTGAAAAAGGTAAAGAATACAATCTAAATCCTAGCCAGTTTCAACACTTTTATCAGTTTAAAGAGGCTGTACATCAGGCCGTAAATGGGAACATTATCAATGTCAAATTTGGATAAAGAGTACGATCCACACGATGCGATTAATTTTATTTATACGCACAAAGATGCTTATGCTAAGGCTAAAGGTCAGTTAGCCCAGTTGGAAGCGTTTAAATCATCCTTAAAAGCGATACAGATGCAGTTAAGTAGTCAGACATCTATATCAGGTAAAGAAATGGATGCCTACGCTTCTGAGGATTATCAGGCACTATGCAACGGTATAGGCGCTGCCACAGAACAGGTTGAATCTTTAAGGTGGGCATTGGAATCTGCTAAGATGCGTTTTCAGGCGTGGCAGACTGAGAGTGCTAACAATCGTCAGATTGAAAAATTTACAATATGAACAAAGCAGAGAGACTATATTATGGCAAAGTTGCAGGATTGGGATGTATATTGTGTAAATCCGTACTTGGCTACGATGATACACCATGCGAAATCCATCACATCAGACGGTATGGAGGCAAAAGAAGTCTTGCACCAATTATCGGATTATGCCCTGAACACCACAGGGGAAATACTGGTATTCACACACTTGGCAAGCGATTCGAAGATCGCTATGGCATTGACGAGCAAGCCTTACTTGAGCGCACATGGGAACTTTTAAATGTTAACCCTGAGTTGGTATAGTAAAGAACTTAACCCTAATTCATCGTGTCATTTTCATGTAAAGGCCAAACAAAAGGCTATTTACAAAGAACTATGTTACTGGTTAACTAAAGAAGCCAAAATACCCAAAAAAGATTACAAAGAACTACACATTGTTTTTTATAAACCTAATCGCAGACATATGGACTTAGATAATATGCTTGCCAGCATCAAATCTGGGTTAGATGGAATGTGTCAGGCACTTGAAATTGATGATAGATGCTTTAAAAAAATAACGCTAGAAATCCATGAAAACATTGGTGGTTATATAAAAATTCATTTATACTAAGGTTTAAATGGGAGTTTTTCATGGAAAAATCGATGGCTTTGTTTCTTGCCACCTTGCTACATTCAGGCACAAATACGCATTTTATGCACTGGGCGACTACTTCCTATGCACAGCACAAAACTTTAGGTAAGTTTTACGAAAACATCATTGAACTTACAGATCAGTTGGCTGAGGCTTATTTTGGTTGTTATGGCCAAATTAAGAACTTCCCCGATAGCTATCATTTGCCTAAAGGCACACCGTTAAGTTATTTAGAGTCTTTACAACGCTTTGTTAAAGATGCTAGGTCAGATTTACCAACAGAATCCGAGATTGTGCAACTCATTGATAACATTGCACAAGAAATCGATACCACAATCTATTTATTAAAATTTAAAGGATAAATGTGGACACTTCCGAGATTGAATCAGCCAATAAATTAGCAAAAATATTGCGAAATATGCAAGTATCTGGTT